AGCGGTCTTAACAGGTAGATAGTTGGAGGTCCAAATATCGAAGCCCATAATGTTACGAACGAACTTGTGATTCTGCTGGAAGCCAGTGGTGATAATACCTTCCCACATGGGATTATAGGCGATAGCGTTAGCAGAAGTAACAAGAGAGTTAATGGTAGCTTCTACAATAGGATCAACGATAGCAATACGACCAGCAGCAGGGACGCCAGCTTTATCAAAAGCTAGTTTCATAGCAACTAGGTCAGCCATATCTAGGATACGATCAGAAGCACCAGAACCACCAGCTACCCAACGATGAGGACGAGCATTAACTAGGTTTACGTTAGCGGCGGTTTGAGCACCGTTAGCAGCAACCAGGAATTTGGTCTCGTGTAGTTCACCAAAAGCGCGAGTAGATTCCATAGCCCGCATAGACATTAGGGTATCAATCTGAGAACCATCTTCACGAAGATCATCAGTAACACGCCAAGCATCACCAACATAGTCAGTAATGGTTAGAGTGATAGTACCAGTATCAATTGGGTTGAAGTCTAGGGGTACATCTTCAGCAGCATCCTGAAGGGTTACAGTACCAACGGTTTTGATATTAAGAGTAGTACCAGAACCGAAATCAGATACATCACGCCACATACCTTCAGGAAGTAGGTAGTCGTGTAGATTCTCTAGAATAAACTGAGAATACTGTTGGGCCTCAATAAAGGCACCAGTAGTCGGAATAGTATGAGACATAGTTTAGTTTCCTTTAACCAAGATTTTGTTTAACTTTTTCACCAGCATTACGCCAAGCTTGGAGAACATCTTTAGTAGTTGCTCCTTTAGGTACTTTAGCAGAGAGATTATTAGAAGACTCTTGCTTAAAACCTTCAGTATTAACTGAGCTTTGGGTCTTACCGGGAACAGATTCTTTACTTTCAAAACCAGCTAGTTTGAACAAAGCTTTGGGGGAACGAGCGGCTAGAAGATTTAGTTCAGCTACAGACATACCGGATTCTTCTGCAAGCTTAACATACATCTCTTCTCCTTTATCTCCATATTTCCCATCAAAAGCTTTTACAACTTGTTTCTGGTTTTCTTGAGCTTTAGCTTGAGCTTCTTTCTGTGTCAGAACTTTAGCTACTACTTGCTCAATATCAACAGGATCAGACTTAGTTGTGGTTGGCTCTTGTTTGAATCCAGTTGACTTTAATTCTTCAAGAAGTTCTTCTGCTGCTTTACGTTTTGCGAGTTCTTCTCGCATTTGTGCCATTTCTTCCTCTAGCTTAGAAATATGAGATTGAGCATGAGGAATAGATTTTAGTGCATCTTCAGCAGACTTGTACTTCTTACCTTCACCTACTAGTTCAGCTACTTCTTGTGGAAGAGAGATACTTGGTGCAGGATTTGGTACTACTGGCTCTGCGGGGTCAGCAGAGAAAATTGAATCATCAGACATTTATTTCCTTTGGTCAAGGGAGAAAATCATATGCCTTTGAGAAGGCTTTAATCATACCAAGAAGGTATGCTTGATGCTCAGACCAGGAAGGCTCAGTGAAAGATTCTTCATCAAAAGCCTTCCTAATACTAAGTTCTTTTTGTTCAAGAAGATATTGTTTAATATATAAAACTAATTCTTCTTTCGTAATATTATTATAATCTTTAAGTTTATTAATCATATATATTAATTATAACATACTATAACTTGATTTTCTAGTGTTTAACCACCTAACATCTTTTCTTCTACTGGTAGTTGGTCTTCTACCATAACATTCTGTTGAGCTTGGTTTACCAATCGTTGGGTTTCTGCTTGTTCAAAGATAGCTACGTTATCAGAGATAAAGTCATATTGATCAAATCCCATGAAATCTTCTACAAGTTTCGCAAGCCGCTTGCCAGACACATGAGGGGCAATGAGTTGTCCAACAGGACTATTAAACAATCCAACCATGTTTTGCATGAGTTGAGCACGAGCCGCATAATGCCTTGCTCCAATAGGACGAAGTTTACCTTTAGCAGTAATATCTTCTTTGGTAATATTCATAAAGTTAATAACACCTAGATCATCATCCATAACACGAACTAGGTCTGCACCATCCATTTTTCTACGAGCCAGTTCAAGCATAGAGTTAAGTAGAGGCTCTAGAAATTCTACTTCAAACTTATTAATCTTATGCTGGAAAATACGTCCGGCTGCGTTCTGAAGTTGTTGTACTTCAAAGGCAGTTTTTTCTCCAGGACTACGAATACCCATTGCTTCTTTAGGAGCACCAGCCATCTCTTCCATGAGCATCATCAGAGTGGCAATCTCGTTATTCACTTGGAAAGCGGCTGGATTTGGGGGAAGAAGGCCAACATCGCCATCTTCAGGAACGTGGATCACCTCCTCTGGTTGCCAAGTAAAAGGTTCTACATCCCCCACAACTTTAATGGGAGGATGAATGGTCATATCTAGTGCATCAGCTTTTAAGTTCTCTAGGTGGTCAATACGATACTGTAAACCAACTAGGTTATCTAAAGGCCCCATACCATAAAGATTGTCTGGACGATCCCTCCAAGAAGTGTGAACTTTTGTATCTTTACCTAACCAAGAAGGATTAGGTACATTCCTAATTACATGAGTACGATCTACGATAGTGATAATTTGTTTTTCATACATTTGATCATTGTTCTGATCGTAATAGTCTCCTTCAAATTCAAGAATTTCAACATAACCAGATTGATAATATTCATGTAAAGAACCAAATCCATCAACTAAATAGCCTTCTGATTTATTTACGTCCTCTACTCGAAACTGAGATAGAGCCTTTCGCAGATCAATAATTTTAGATAAAACATTTTGATTATAACCAAGTTTATCTGCTTCTACTTTTAATTCAGAGATATTCTTGATATAACGAGTAAATTTAGGTGAGTCTTTAAAAGAAGAAGATACTGGATTAAATACAACATCAAACGGAGATAAACGTAATGCTTTTGGACCTACATAAGTAACAACTTCTTCTCCAGTAATAGGATCAATATGCCTATCATTTTCCCAAGTTACTTCTCCGAAAGGATTACCATAATCAATATAATCATAAAGACATTTGGAAATAGTTTCCCGGAAACCAGATTCCCTGCATTTATTCTTCATATAGGATTCAATAGCCCTACGTTTTTCCAGGGTTACATCATCCTGAGTATAACCTTCCCAACGAAGCCAGTTATCATTAGGAAAGAGGGCATCCATGTAATTAGCATGAAGATTATCCCGAATTTGAGTTAATTTAGGTAGAGTAGTCTTATTTTTCCAAGGAAGAGAACTATTACTAGTTTTTGTAGTATCTGTAGCAAAAAGATAATTACGAAGTTCTCTCCATTCTGTTTCTTTTTCTGAACGCTGAGTTTTCCAACGATCATATAAAGCAGAAAGGTCTTTTGCTAAAGAATCAGCATTAATAATAGAATTGATTTGTGCATGTTTTCCGGCCATTTAGTTCACCTAAAAGAGATTCCGCCAAAACGGTTTGAGTAAATGATATTATCTCGTTGTTGCTTAAAGGAATGTTTACGTGGAGCAACCGCGATACTAATAGCATTAGCTAGAGCATCCTTAATATCATCATGGGGAGGATGCTGCATAACTAATTCTTCTTCTAAAGTTTGGCAATGTCCACCCCTATAATGCCAGACCTGCAAATTATCATACTTTGGTTGAAGAACAGAAAGGATTCGTTCCTCTTTATCTCCTTGATGCCTATTTGGTCTATATTCATCAATAGAAAGGGCAATTCCATTTGGTTTAATGTATGATTCTTTTAATTCTTGTACAATTGTTTGCTGGGCTACAGTAATTTCAGCTCGGATTTTGCGAAATCCCCATTTGTATTGTGCATCTACAATGTGTTTAAAATATTCTGCGATTCTATTTGTTTTAAATCTATCAATTTCGAGGATATATACGTTCCAATCTGCATCTACACCAACTACAACTAAGGCAGTATAGTCTGCTTTTTTGTTTAGAGAGAAAGCAAAGTCAATGGAAGCA